ACATCCACACCGTCTTCCACGTCCCGAGCCTCGGGCGTGTCGGTCGAAAACTTGAAGTAGGCGTAAGAGCCGCGCTTCAGGTTTATGATACCGCGTGTTTCTTCTTCGAGTTCACGAACGGCACACCTAAGTGGGTTGTAAATCTCGCGTCGGCGACACCCGCCTGTGACAAAAGTCCATTCACGGTACCTTCTGTCGTGCACGATGAGAAAGTGCGGAACATCATTCACTAGGCTGACGGGTATTGCGATTGCTTTGTGTCTCTCTCGAGGGCCTCGGGGACTTGACATCACCCTCTGATATTTCCGTATCAAAAAAGTCACGGAGATTTCCCGTACGTGGGCTGTACGTGATCAAAAATAAGAGGCCTATGATCAAGACCCAATGCCAGAGTTGCATTAAGACCGAGACTGATATATATATTTTTAAAAAATGACCTGAAAAATCAGGAGCTATAGAGGACTGAGCCCAAACCATTCTGGATACGGAGCACGTTATACGAAATGGCGTACAGGTACGTGCTCTTGATGAGGGCGCCGATGGTGATGGTAGGGGGCACGACCAGGCGGTACGTGTCCAGACGGGAGAAGTTCAGGGTGCCGGTGGGCTGGAGCTTGGAGGTGTCGAGGCAGTAGCTGATCATGCCCACGTTGGCGGTACCGGCATTGACGCCGTTGGGCAGGTAGCCGAATGGCGTGTTGTAATACTGGGGCAGCTCCACAAAGGCGGGCAGGTGGCGGAACTCACCGACGTCCGTGCCGTTCACCTGGGTCTTGAGCATGTGATCCTTGACCAGAGCCGAGTTGACGCCCAGAGCACCGTACGTCTGGGAGTAGTTGTTGCTCGTGAATGCAATGAACTTGACTGGCTGAGCCAGAGCCAGCTCCTGCATCGTCTCGGAGCCCATAACGATCGTGCGCTGGACCTGGGTGATCAGCATATCCTGGGGCGTGTTGGCGAAGAAATCACGCTCGGTCTGGTCCAGGTATGTGAAGTTGGTCCAGCAGATGTACTGCAGATTGTTGTAGTTGGTGGCACCGGCCGCGGCATCGAAGCCGGTCGAGGCCGCCAGGTCAGCAGACCAGGTGATGCGCAGCTCAACGTCGTGGAACTGCAGAGCCACCAGGGGCAGGGACACGGACCAGTCCTTGTTGAAGAAAAACTTCAGGGGGTAAAAGCCGGTCACAGAGTTGGTGGGATCCTCGTTGTCACCGGTATTGCCGATCAGCAGACGCTGGCTGTAGTTCTGGGCGCCAGTCACGGGCTCGATCTGGGTCGAGTACACAACGTCCTGGGTATCGATAACCTGACCGCCGATCATGAACTCGATCTTGTCGATAACCTTGGACCAGTCGACGATGGTGCACATTGAGCCGTTGCCGTCACGGGCAGCCAGGTACACGTAGTTGATCAGGTCGCCCTTCTTCTCGAAACGGACGGTGGAGATGCCGCCGGCGATGGGGGCGCCCTGAATCACCTGACGCTCCACCGTGTTGGCATAGTGGGTATACCGGCGGTAGTTGGAGCGGAAGAAAGAAACCTCGGGCTTGCCAGTCAGCCAAGCGTCCTGAGCACCAGTTGCGACAAGTTGAACGATACCACCGCTCATTTTACAATTGGTCTAGATTATTTTAGACGGCCGAAAGGGGCGGAAGCGCAACCGGATTTTTCTCGAGCTGCTGGATGGCCACGTCAAGGCACTTTGAAGAGGCTAAAGGATTGCGATTATCCTTTTTCTCCACAAATCTGTAAAACTCTGGGCCCAGATAGTTCTGGAAGCGCCCACCGTTCATGTGAGAGACGGGCACCGGCTTGGACTCTGCGCGAAGATTGGTCGCTGCGCCCACCTGATTGACGGGGTCGTTACGGACGTTCATGCGCTGACCGTTTCCTGCGCGATCCGGCTTGGAGCGGTAATCGCTGCTGCGCGTGAGAGACTTGTCGGTATAAGCACCGCAGCCGCCCTCGGCATACGGCTGGGCCACGTTGTACTGGGCGGGACCCATGGACAAAGTGTCACCGCGGGACGTCTGCTCGTCACGAATGGTGGTCCGGGCCGTCTTGAGAAACTCTGGCCGGCCCTCGGCACCCGTGACGGCACCACCCTGGCCCTGACCACGGCTCTGGGTCGGCTCGCGGTACCACGCCTTGGTCTCCTTGGCCTGGTGAGTCACCTCACCGATACCGCCAGCGCCACCAGACTTGATGAAAGAATCAGCGGGACCGTTGCGGCCCTCGAGCGTCGTGAGGCGCTCCTCGTTGATGTTATTGGGCAACACACGGAAGTACTGGTGGAAGCCACCCGCCGCGTCCACGTTGGAGCCGACGCCCAGACCTGGACCGACGCGACGGCGCTCGATAGGCTGGAGGTTGTTCATCTTGTTCGTCACATACTGGCGATTATACAGGTCATAAACGGGCTGACCGAATGGAAAACGATTCGCGGTCGGAGAAACGTCCTGAAGGTTACCAACCGCCTCTTTCGGCTGGAGACGCCAATCGCCGATGCGACGGCCGAGATTCGGCGTCATGACACGGAGATCAAAAGCATCCTTGGAGTGATCGCGAGCATTCGCAGCGAGGTCGACATCACGACGGGTAATTGGCCGAGTGGTTGGCAGTGGTTTGCGTCCCTGGGGCTCTTCTGAACCGTCCGAGAGACGCTTACCGGCAAACACAAGACCGACGACGGCGGCGAGGCTCAAAGGGTCCATCGCTAGTTATGATTAGGTACTATTTTTTTTACTTCTTCGCACTGTGGTAACGCTGAACGAAACGGGTATTCTGATCATCGGCGTACGTGCTGATGGGATCCCACGACATGACACGCTGTGGGATGTTCACGTAGGTGTTGGGAAAGTCATAAGCCCGCTCGGACCAGCCCTTCTTCGACGCCGTCGTCGTCTGCTCGCGCAGGTACGAACTGGCATCGGCCAGATCCTCGAGGACCACAGTCGCTGGACCCATGTGGATATTGGGCTGGAGAATAATAGGAGCCGCGTCGAGGAGTGGCATTCTTAATTTTAGTTGCGAAAAAAACCAAGCTTACTGACCATTACCTCCGCGCATCTGCGTGCGCTCTGGGAAATGGAACTGGAAATTGTCTGGATCGCACGCCCGTCCGCCCTGGTCCTTGCACATGGGGGCAAACTGCTTACCGTAAGCGGCGGTCGCGAACGCATTCTGGTCATTTGGAATCGTGGACGATGCGGTGGTGTAGAAATTGCGCTCGGCGTCGCGAACACGCTCGAAGGGGTGGATGGTGCTCCACGCCGCCTGAACGTCGGCACGGACGCTGGGATACCAAGCCGCTGGTGGGCGGTCTGGATTCTCGGTGTAATCGCTCATGAGCACATTCCCCATGGGGTTGTTCAGGGTCGGCATCGTCACCTCGTCGCGTAAAAGGCCCAGTGCGCGGTCATCTGCGTAGGCCGGACGAAGGAGACCGTCCGAAATGAGGTTCGAGGTCCACATGTAATAAAGAACGCCCAGGGCCAACGCACCAAGTGCGAAAACACGGGAATCACGGTTGATAAGGTATACGATGATGGTGGCGTAAATAATGAAGCGGGTCGTAGAAGAGACGCGCTGTTTGGCCGACTGACGCGCCGTTGGCCAAAAGTTCACGAGTTCACTCGTCTTGAAAATATCTTTCACGTCCATTCTGTTACTTACTGAGAAATCTTTTTGGTCGGCTTGCGCTTTCCGGTTCGGGGTGGAGGTTGGGGCGCGGCACCGCCGAGCATAGCCGCTAGCGGGTTGGCACCACCGCCGCCGCCGAGCATCTGCGCGAGCATACTGTTCATACCGGCCATCAGGGACGCCTCGTCAATCTGACCGTTCGGCGCCTTTTTCATATTTTTGGCGCAATTTTCGGCGGCCGACTCGATCATGCTCAGAGTCTCGGGTGGAAACATGTTGATGGTCGTGCCGAGCATGTACAGCGTCTGGTAGTATTGCCAGATGGCCGCCTTGGTCCCGTCTGTACACTCGGCGGTGTTCCAAATCTCATGAAGATTCAGGGAGGTCGCCACAGGGTTGGCCTCGCAAAAGAACGCCGCAGAGTCCTTGGCCATCATCTGGGATACCCATGGCGTGACGTCCTTCATAAACTTGTCGAACGTGTCGCGATTCGCTGGAGCGGCCTGGGCCTCCTTGATCTTGGGTTCATCGGGGAAGGTCTGTGCGAGTTCACCGATAAACTGACCCATCATCTCGTTAAACGCAGAGAGGGTGGTCATTTATAGTAATATTTTAGAGTCTTTTCCTTAAGTTAGAATGGCTCCTTCATAATAGGCTCATGGGACCCCTGCCCCTGGCTTGTGATAAAGTAAACCAAAAGACCGACCAGGAAAGCATTCTTGAAATAATCCGAGTTTTTAAGCTTTCCTTCATTGTTCATTTTCGCCTTGACGAATACGTAGGCCATCACTGCCGCTGCTGCGATGACGGCGGCGCTGAAGGGTTCTTTGAAGTAGTGCTCCATCTAGTAACTTACAAGATGTTATTTAGTCTCTTTACGCGCCGAGCTTCTGAATTTTAGTGGGGGCGTCATCGAACAACGTCTGTTCTGGGAGGGCCGGGGTCCCTCCGGCTCCGGGAACCGATGGCGGTGTGAGCCCGTCTGACGCCGTCACCATCGTGTCGACACCCCCTGGAGTCTTGCCAATTTCCATGCCGGCGCCGCCACCCCCGCTCGTTCCCGCGGCGTCGTTTGCAGTCGGCATGGCATCCAACTCGTCTTCGCCGTCGATATCGGGAATGTCCTCCTCTTCGTCCGGCTCGTCCTCCTCGTCCTGATTCATGTCGAGATCGCCGCCAGACGCTGGCATTGGCAGGTACGTGTTCAGAATCTCGGCAGTGGGAACGAGGTCCTCGATGACGAGACAGATGTGCTTGTGAAAACGCTTGTTGAGGTCCTCGTCACGTTCGGACTCGGTGTTTGGCTCGGTGATGATGTAAGGGCTCTCGTATAGGTCCTTGGCACAAGCCTCGTAGCATCGCTGGACGAACACGTCGTTCGCCGGGAGCTTGATGCTGATCTTCTTTGACTTCCTGTCCGTCCTGATGGAGCTCAGAATCTTGACGTGAATCACAAAGACGGCCGCCAACAAATTAGGAAAGAGGGGTTGGTTCTTGACGATCGTCTCTGTATTTTTGAGTGAAATTGAAGAGTTCCAGGTCTTGACACCACGGAGGAGCTCCTGGAACACACGGGGGGTGTTTTTTCCCTGAGATTCCTTCTTGGCTTCGAGCCAAATTTCCCAGAATGCTTCGATCATCGCGGGAATCATGGCGTCACACAGTTTCTTGGTGAAACGGCGCTCGGACTCGTTGAGGATGTCCATGCTTTGGTAAATGCGCAGCATTTATTTGCGTGTGAAGAGACGCATCACTTGAGACGAGAAGGGTCAAAGACCTTTTGGAGAAAACTTTATTGGGTAATATGTCTTCTCTTCCAGTGTTCCGTCTACAATCCCTGGCCACCATGCCCAACGTGACCGCCAAGGACATTCGCAACTATTTTCGTCTGAAAAATAAGTCCAATCCCGAGGCGAACGCGTTCAGGCGGCGGATGGGTCGGCTCCTGGGATTTCCTGCGAACGTGACTCCGACGTGGGCCGCGATAAATGTCCAGGCTGGTTTCGCGCCTTTTGCGAGAAACGTCGAGACTTTCACGGCGCGACTTCTCGGAACTGGTGGGCGGGGCCATCGGAACGCACGGGGTGCGACTCACTGGCCTGGTGGGAATCCGTACACTTATTTCAGTGGACCCGTGGTTAATCGTCGGCATAACATGAGCCCATACGCCAGTGTGTTCCGGGCCGCCCCACCACTCCGCAAACGCGCGGGAATGATCGCGGTCGGCCTGACTCGCCCACCCCATAACGCATCCGGCCCACAGGGTCGTATCCCATTGAACCGAAACATGGCCAAGATGATCTCCGAACTCGTCCGGAAGCTGGAACTCGGAAACGCCCGGCGCTCACCGCGCGCGCCAGTCCCGAGGACGCTTCGGGCGGCGTCCCCTCCCCGGAGGCGGAGCGTGAGATCTCGGTCGGCGTCGGTGAAGCGCTGAAGAAGCTACTTCTTAATTACTCGCAACACGGTCCTCTACAGGAACTTTTCGTGAATCGGCCCAGAGTATCGTGCGTTTTATGGAAACTGTAAAAATTTATAAATCAATATATATATATGAATACTACTAAAACAGCCCTCATTCTATGCGGAGGTCCTGGTTACCGCAGGGCCAAAGTGAGCAACTCAGAGAGATCCTCGAACGCGCTTATAAGAAAAGTACTCGGACAACCAGCTCAAGTGAACATCATAAGAACCAACTCTAACTTATGTACAAACAACTGCAAGTACCTAGAGGTTCCTATACATTCTTCACGCTTCACTACAAATAAAAAGACGAAGAACTTTACAGAGGGGTTAAAGTCTATTTTAGGCAATAGAAAAATAGACCTAGTTATGTTTGAATATTGCTCGTTACTTCATCAAAGTAATAGTAATTTGATATTGAGAACCCTGAGACCATTCATGAAGAACGATTCACGCGTCATTACACATACAAATAAGCAGCACACGAGTAAATTTTGGGGAAATAACTGGCTCGTGATGAACTCCATACATCAGAGAAATCACGGACTTGATAAAGTTAAGAAAATGCCAGGTCATGTCACAACAGTTCCCGTTTACAAGTGGAGCAAATGATCCATTAATTCTTCTTGGTCACACGCAGCTTTTGGGCAGTCTTTTGGAGGTTCACCAGGCTCGGTAAAAACACGGTGGGTTCAGCCTCCTCCTGGTCCTCTTCAGAGCGCTCGCGTCTCCATGTCACCTTGAGGTCTAGCGGGCCTATGAGCACCACGTTGTACCCGAGGCGGCCCAATTGTCTGGACATGTAAATGACCGTCATGGCCAGGTCATACCGTGGATATCCAACCAGGAATGTGGGGACGGTCAGGATCGCATCCTTTTTTCCGAGTTCCACAGAATGTTTAATTTTCCTACAAAATTGTTCGAGAAGAGCCTTGTAGTACTCTTTTTTCGCGGACCCTCTTTTCTTTTCAGCGGCGAGGATATCCTTGGCCGATGGAACATTCTGTTCCATCTCTGCTATTTACATCCGATAAGATGGTGCGGGGCCTGGCGCGGGCGCTGACGCCCCGCTCGCAAGTTCACGGGGGGTGCCTATCAGGCCGCCGGGGGTTCCCTTGTTCGCTTTGAGCGCATCTTGGAGCTGACGATCCAGGTTGGACTCGATCATCTCGTATGGCTGGTACTTGTCGGGAACGTAGGCTGGGTTGTCACTGTCACCCGTCATAGCGGTCTCGGACTGGCTGATGATGTTTACTGAACCGTTCGAGTTCAGATGCGCCTTGACGTCGTACTGGGTACCGAAATACTTCTCGGTGTTGAAAAACATGAAGCGGGCATCGTAGGTATCGTCACCCACGTTCTTGATGTAAAGGGTCTCTAGTGGGTACCCAGCCGTTTTCTGAATCGCCTCGAGGATAACCTGCGTCACGTCAGGAGACACGGGCGCGTCCGAGGGGACGGAGGGGGAAGGTGCAGGGGACGCCCCAGAGTAACGCGCCACCTGACGACCGTTCCAAATCAGGAACAAAACTATAGCCACCAGGAGCGTTAGGATAAGGTCCTTCATATTACCATTTACTGCGAAAAAAGATTCGATGAAAAAAACTCTGTAAATTCAAATGGCCTTGCTGGTCTACTCTGACAAATGCAAGTGGTCCCAGGACATACTTTTGTACATCAAGACTCAACCGGCCCTCCTAGAGATTGTCAGATTTTGGAACATAAATGAACAGGGAATACCATCGAATAAAATCAAACGGGTTCCGACCCTCGTCACGAATGACGGTAAATTGCTCATAGGAAAGGAGGTCCATGCGTGGCTCGAGTCCATGGTCCCATGCGACTTTGAATCATGGGACTCGGGTGTAGGGTCTAATCTTGATGGTACGGATCAACCAGGGATGTTCGAGTTTGACAGGTACGGCGAGTCACTTCAGCCCCGTTTGACGCCCGAACTCGAGGCTAGAATAGGCGGCGACGTCCAGGACGCCTTCCAAAATGTGGGACAGCGTTAAAGAATTGCCACCCCTTGAAATCAAGAATGCACCTCAAGACCATTCAGGCTGCGGCGCTGAAATCGGTCTTTGAGGTTCTCAAGGATATCATCAATGACGTCAATGTGTATTTCACGGCCAGTGGCATCCACATTTTGACACTCGACACGGCGCGTGTAACCCTCGTACATATGAATTTGGGCGCTGATAACTTTGAAGAGTACGAGTGTCCGTCTGATATAACAGCCGGCCTGAACATGGCCAACGTGTACAAGCTGCTCAAGAGCGTATCCGGTCCTGACACTCTTGATATCAGCATCGTGGGACGCGACTACATGGACCTTCTGATTGAGAATCCAGTCAAGAAATCTTCAACGAAGTTTCGTCTAAAATTGCTGGACATCAACGAAGACATCATAGAGTTTCCGGACATTAACATGAATGTCGTGACTACTTTGCCGTCCATAGACTTTCAGCGCATTACCCGTGATATGGGTAACCTGGCGGTCGAGATGGACATCATTCGCGAGGATCAGACGCTCATCCTGAGCTGTAAGGGTGACTTTGCGGACCAGACGACGGTCATCGAGTTCCCTGATCCTCCCGTCAAGCGCACAGGCAACACGTTCAGTCTCAAGTATATCAACCTGTTCACCAAGGCGACCAACATGTGCTCGAGCGTCCAGCTCATGCAAGACTCGGCAAATGAGAATATGCCTATTATTTTCAGGTATACAATTGCCAATTTGGGAGACCTCAAGTTCTATTTAGCACCAAAAATAGATCCTTAAACATTAAGGACAAATATCTTAAATGGAGGCGCGATTTAATGAAAGAGTACAAGAATGTAAATCTGAATCTGAATTGGCCGAATACCTCCTAGACTGTATATCTATTATAAAGGATTATACAGCCGAGGCTAAGGAAGAGGTGAGTACTAAGCAGATGCTTAATTTCAAGGTGTCGTCGCGCAAGGGTGTACAAAGGCAGGACATTTACAAGCGGTACATGAATGAGGTGGAGGATCAGTACGAAGCGCACCCCAAGGGACTCGATGACCACCTAAAGCCGTGTAGAGGCTGTGGCGAGATGTTCACGAAAGTATTTGACGAGACGCAGAGTGAAGAGTCCTGTTCCAAGTGTGGGCTGATTGAGACGGTTCTTGGTAATGAATTGGGGTTCAAGGAGGAGCAGGAGATGGAGAAGAATGTCGTGTACTCATACAAACGCGAGAACCATTTCAACGAGTGGATAAGTCAGTTCCAAGCGAAAGAGTCTACGAGCGTACCGGAAGTTGTCGTCGATCAATTAAGATCTGAATTCAAAAAGCAAAAGATCAAAGACCTGACAGAGATTACTCATGAAAAGGTCAAGACTTTGTTAAAGAAGCTCGGTTGGGCCAAGTACTACGAACACGTGCCCTATATATCTACTATTCTTAACGGCGTCCAGCCACCTACAATGCCTCAGGCGCTAGAGGATAAGCTCCGGCTTATGTTCCACAAGATACAAGCTCCTTTTGAGAAACATAAACCAGTAAACAGAAAGAATTTTTTGAGTTATAGTTTTTGTCTATATAAGATGTGTGAGTTGCTCGGGGAGGATGCGTTTTTGCCGTGTTTCCCGCTACTCAAGTCTAAAGAGAAGCTCTACGTACAGGACCAAATATGGAAAAAGATTTGCGAAGAGCTACAATGGGAATTTATAAAAACTTGAATTAACAGTCAATTTGGTCCGGAACAGGCGCAACGGGTTTGTCGCGCGCGATGGCTTCAAACTCGAGAGGCCCCTTCTTGTCCGGGAAGTTGATGAGGTACCCTTCATTTAAATCCAAAAGCTGGAGGTAATTCTGGGTCTGAATTCGGTAAGTCTCATTGAGTTTGCTTACCGACTTGAGCTCTATGACCGCCTTGCGATCTACGATGAGATCTGCTCTGACGTGGCCGACGTTCTGACCGGCGTAATACACGGGAACTATGCGCTCGGTCTCATAGTACACGCCAAGTGAGCGCAGAGCCACCTCAAAGGCGCAGTGATATACAGACTCGGAGTAACCGGGTCCCAGTGACGTCCAGATGTCATCTGCGGTTTTGCGGAGAACAAACTCCATGACCCCTGATTGGAAAGGAATGTTATCCTTTAGAAGGGATGTTTTGGATAGGACACTTGGTGACGTCACGACTTTACTTTGGAGAGTTAGGGTTGGAAGACGCTTTTTGGGCGATAGCCCCTGACCTGCCCATGGCACTTTTTTTGTCACCCGGGGGGGCGTTCGTGGATCCGAACACGCCTTGGCGGGAGATAAAAAACTGGTATTCCTATACATATTTTTATAAGTTACCACACTCTTTATGGTTTCTAATTTTGATTCGAAATTCAAGAGCCAGAAATATCTACATGTTCCATATCCTCATGGACCTCTTGAGTCACACGGGTGAGTGGTCTATCGAACCTTTTTATCCCATGGGTCCGGCGATCCACGGAATTTGGGACCCTGTTGTGTGGGTCTAATTTCTTGGTGAGCGCTGATTTGCTGGACGATTAGACAGTAAAGCTCTCGCGGTAATCCCACCCATGGGTCCTCCTACCGCCGTCGCGGCCGCAGTTGCCGCATTTCTCAATAAAGAACGCGACGCTTGTTGGGGCGCGTTAAGCCGACCCTGCATTCTCTCCGCACCTTTAGATGTCGCGTTCGCAACAACTTGGGTGAATGCCGCTGCGTTTGGAAGCAGAGAACCAGCTACACGCGATGCCCCCTGCCATATCTCACCCATCTCACCAAGTTCTTCTACTTTCTGTTTCATGAAATACTCAATTTTTCTTTGAATTCGTTTGCCTTCTTCGCTATTTATGTTATTTATTTGTGAAAGCTGAATTTTAAGAGTATTTATAATTTCTTGGGTAGTAGTGAATGCATTCTGCACAGTGTGCGCCGCCTCTTGAGCTCCTTTTACCAGATTTCTAGTTTGATTTGTTGCTGCTGCAAGAGTTTTTCCCGCCGTCTGTGCGATCGGCACGAGGGCAGTAGTGAGACGGGCTTGGGCGCGTTTTTCAACAATTGCGTTATATAAATATACAGACGTGGCTATAGCGGCCAAGAACATACCAAGATATGCAACGTACCATACCCATGTGCTAATAGAACCAATGCCTCCACTTATACTAGGTCCTAAGACGTTGCGCGCCAGGCCCCCAAGACTCCAATTTCTACCTTGCAACTTTTGGAAAGCTGATTGAGGGAGTTTACCCTGCTGTAAATCCGCGGCCGCTGCGGCGGCACCTGCGGCGGCATTCACAACACTTGCTGGAATACCGGCCTGCGTGGCCACTTTTTTAACAGCCGATCCGAACATTTTTTTGCGCAATCTAGTGAGATACCCATTTCTATTTCCATTCGTCTGCCTTGGACCCCCATAAAGATTGGGGGCGTTACCGTTAGCCATTAATAACACACTACAAAATAAATTACCGCCCCGAAAGTTCCCTGTAAAAGTTTATATTCAGGGTTTTCAACATATTGATGTTGGAACGTCTTCCCGTATCACCGGCACTGAAATACGCAAAAGTATTCTCATTGAAAATTCCCGGAGTTCCACGACGGGCGTAGTTTTCAGCCGCACTCGCACGGGTTCTGGCGCCCATGTGCTTTGACCGACCGAAATCTATAATTTTCACGTTTTTCACCTGACCCGTGCCCTTGTTGACGATGACGTATGCGTTTTCCCAGTGAAGATTCGAATGGGAAACGCCGAGTCGGTGCATGGCCATCACCTTGTTATAAATCATCTTGTAAGTGGGCATATTAATCTTCCGTCCTGGCTGACTGTTAACATAGTTGTTGACGCTCATGAAATTGTTGGTAGGGCCCTGCTTCAGATGATTCATCACGTGAATTGCAATCTTGTTCACGTTGTTTCTGTTTTTGAAAATCTTGGACGCCAATTCACGATTAATATTGATAACCTTGTAGTTTCTGCTCCGCGGGGCGATTCCCTGTGATCCCAGAAGGGTCTGGAATCTCTTTTCAGCGTTGCTATTACCCGAGTAAGGGGTGACCTTGACCACCACATTCGCGCGGCTCGTGGAAAAGACGGCGCCATTCGCAGATGGGGTCCCTATCCGCTTCAGGATTTTTCCGTAATTCCATTCTGGAATTTTGTTATGAATTGTGTAATGGAGTGCACGGGCGTCCGGTTTCTGGGAACGTGCCCACTCGGGGAGGACGTAGGACTTGGCCGCACTTAACATTTGTATTTACTCAGAAATTAACGACGTCCGAAAGACTTGGCGTACTTGGTGCGGATCCACATGGCATCCTGCTTGTAGATGCGGGACGCGCGGGGCAGGGTCCGCTTGGTCAGGGTGCTGATGGCGACCAGACGGCGCATGACGGCAAGGGGCTTCTCACCCTTGCTGATGCCCATGCTGAGCGCCTTGTGGCGGTTGGTCTTCGCCTCGACTGGGTGGTACCCGTACTTGGTGAGCATACCGCCCTTGAGCTTGCCAATAACCTTGGTGCTCTTACCCGCGGCACCGACGTCCTTGGCGGGAACGGCCGACACGCGGCTCAGACCCGTCTTGCGAACGTAAGAGTAGGAGGCGCGACCCTTGGTCGCCCGGACACGGACGACGCGGCGCGTGGTTTTGCGGACGTGGCTGGAACGCAGGTCAGACTTCATTTACCAAGTGTCAAGAAAAATTAGTGGCGTGGCCCTTCATGAACATTCGAAGCTTCCCGTCATTTGACGCACCAAAATCAAACACGTCACTATCGGTCACATCTATGTCCAAAGTTGGCACTTCGTACACGGCTCTTAATTTTATTGTAGAATTGAGAATACTGATGGCATAGGATTTCATGTCGACAACTGGGGATGGCCTCGATAAAGCAATCTTCATGGCGAGTACGTCGTCACTCCTTCCTAAAAAGGGCCCAGAGGGTGTGGTCTCGGCCGCACCACCATCTATATATGTCCATTCTCCGATTTTTACAGTTGAAAATAGAAAGGGAATTGCGATGGTTGCACTGACCGCGTCTATGACGCTCATTTTTGGAGTGGAATTAATAGAAAAATAATCAGTCTTCATCAAGTCCACACAGTAGGCGGATACGTGGAACTTGATGGGATACCAAGCGTATAGCTCCTCGAAGGTGACGTCTGGCCTACCCATGAATTTTGTACAAGCGTCAGACAGAATCTTTCGAATTTTATTTGGAGATACGAGTCCGTAATTCTTCATGAAGTTTTTCAAATTTGGTTTCATTACCTGTTTCACGGGTACGCCGAGTGAATAATCGAGGACTTTGGGAATGTCCCCTTTCGTCGCGAGAAACAGAAAGGACAAGAGGCCACCGGCTGACGCACCTGAGATTTCCTCAAGATCATCAAGCCGGCCTTCTTGTTTGAGTTTCGATAGAACTCCTAAATAAAGGAAGAAGCCCATGGCTCCAGGACCGATGGATAGGCATCGGACCATTCTATGATTTTAATTTAATAATACTGGGGGAACTGACCGCGCAGAAGGGCGAACAGCATGGCGAACACCAGGGTGTGTGCGCCCACAGCCATTGGCGAAGACTGGCCGGACATGAACAGACCGGCGTTCTTGGGTGGGATCGTCAGGAGCAGACCTGGGGTCAGCAGCACGAACAGCAGAGCTGGCACGAACAGGTCGGCCGTGGTCAGGCTGATCTTCAGCACAAACTTGGCAATAGCCCAGTAAACCAGGGACAGGACCAGGGCGTGGAAGACGGCCTGAACCAGCAGACCGACACCAGGTGGCAGGGACAGAAGCATGCCTGGGCTCAGCACGGCGAACAGGACTGCTGGGATCAGAACCTTGGGGGCGGTAACGTCAAACATCTTTACAAATATCCAATATATTTTTCGGCCCACCCGAAAAAGTTCTCAGCCTGGACCCGGTCTGAAATGACCGGGAGATTGCTGATGAGGTTCCACATCTCGAAGTGGGACTTGGCCGACTCGTGCTCCTGGTACCACCGGCTTGAGTCGAGAACGAGCTCGACGAACTTCGGGTACGTGGCGCGGACGGTCATGTAACGCGACTCGGCATATTCACGAATCTTCATCCAACCATCGAGGAGTTCCTGGGAGTACATGTCCTGCCAGTCTTCTGGATGGAGTTCGGTATCGAAATCGTCCGATCCGTCCGAATCGTATGCGTTACCGTCGTAATTATACGCGTCACGCGAGTACTCATCGTTAAGGCCCATTATGATTTAACTTGTATTACAAACGCCCCTGGCCTCTAAGCCTCGAGCAGGGCCTTCAGCCCTGTCACCATGACGCCGTCAGATTCCTTGGTTGGCGCAGCGTCCAGAATGGCCTGGAACGCCCCCTCGACCTGAGCCTCATTTCCACCAAAAAAGGTGCCCAGACCCTTCTTTATGACATCCTTGGTCAGAGACCCCTTGGTCGTTTTTGTTTTAAAATTCACCTTCACCTTGTCGTGAACCTTCACGGTATCAATCTCGTTTTCCTTCATATGACGCGTCACAAACTGGCGAAGATCCTTCTCGCGTCCGTTGAGGACGCTGAGATCTTTGCGAGCTGCGGCCAACTGGGCCTTAAGGGCGACCCACTCGGTCATGGCTGCTTTAAAGTCCATTTAGTATGTGCAAAGCACTTAATTACGATTAGCTAACGCACAGAGTTTCTTCACTGGAACTCGGGTGAAATCTCAAACTTGGGGCGCATGGTGTCGGGGGCGATCGTGCTGAGGTTGAAGATGCTGACTGGGGTGCGGGGGTTGATTGGCTCGGAACGGAACTGCTGGTTGGCGTTGCGCAGAACGCCGCCGACCGTCTCTGGGTAACCAATCTGGCTGCGTGGGTCCAGGTAGTTCTGACCGCTCAGAATCTTGTCTGGGCTGAACTGACCAAAGTCCTCGGTCTGAACAACCTCACGGGGAATAAGGCTGGCGGACGACACGTCACCCTCGAAGGCGGTGGTGGGCACGGCGGCGGCTGGCGAACCACCGAGGTCCGCACCCATGATGCCACCGTTCTTTGCTGGGTGAAAGCCGCTGGCCTTGGGGGCGAACAGCATGAAAAGAATGACTGCGACCAGGAGCAGAATTGCCAGTCCCTTGCGATCCATATTATTAATAGTTACCGATAATTTTTTTGGGCTGGGGATCAAGGTCAAGTCCGAAGGGCTTGGGTGGAGGGGGCGGAGGACAGTCGCTCCGCGACTGGGTCTAGTCCAGATAATCGGCCGGGTCATCGTCGACCTCATCGGCCGGCTCGTCCGAGAAAAGGTAATCCTTGGGGAGCTCGGGGGTCTTGGGTGCCGCCCGGACGCGCACCTGGAGAATCCGCCAGATGGGACCGAACGACTTTTTCAGGAACCACAGACCAGACAGCTCGAGCACCACATCGCACGACGTCTCGGGCTGGATATCCTGGAGCTCGACTGGATTCTTGCGAGTGTCGAACGCAAGGGTCGCCACCTGACCCTTGACCGTTGCGAGGGACGCGCCGAGCACGCCGTCAGTCACGCTCTCCTGCCACGCGTTCTGGATGGTCTCGTCGCTCAGGTCCTTACCGAACCACTCCTGCTTCGACAACTTGGCCTGGGTCAAGATCTGTTCATCAATGACTGAGAAAAGATTGGAACTACCGGTCTTGAAGTTGACAGACTTGGACGCGAGCGAGTCCTGGAGGATCAGACCGTTCACCTGATGACGGGCACCAGTGATCTTCAAAAAGTAGCGGCCGTCTGGAAGCTTCTGGGGCGTCGCGTACTCCATTATACTACTGAAAACTAATTTCTTCTTTAACACTAGATGACTACGTGTAGTTCCGATATGATCACGAAGGGCTGCCAGTGTCTCTCTAATCCAGTAGACCCTGGGTATCAGGTGTGCGCCTATATAAACCGTCAGAACGGCCTGGTGTCTCCGTGCGACTCGGGCTGCTGCGTCCCACGCTGTACCATCAACAAGGACTTTCCTTCTATTCTTCAATTTCAAAACGAATTTCGGGCGTCAGCTGGCACGGCACTTCCGAAGGGTTTTGGGGTTGACCTGGTGACGAGCGACGCCCCTACACAAATGAAGGGCTCATCAGATTACACACCCCCTGACACGCGTTACCAGGATGTCTGGGAGAGAATGATGATTCCGCTTTTGATGCTGCTCATAGTGTTTTTGGCCATCGCATCCTTGGCTTAAAGATGGGGCACCTGTGTATAGTAGAAATGGCCACCACCACTGAGACCCCAGTCACCCTCGAGCTGCTTGCCAAGGAGCTGAAGGCTCTGCGCAAGGATGTCCGCAAGATTCGTCAGCACTTTGAGGATCCCACGGGTGAGAAGCAGGCTGCCCGTTCCCAGAACAACGGGTTCAACAAGCCCCTGAACGTGACCGACAAGCTGCGGGCTTTCCTGAGCCTGGCGGCCGATGAGAAGATCTCTCGCTCGCAGGTGACCGGCCGTATCAACACCTATGTGACCGAGAAGGGCCTGAAGGCGGGCCAGAACATCACACTGGACGCCACCCTGCAGGACCTGCTGCAGCCACCAGAGGGCACTCAGATCACCTTCCTGAACATCCAGAAGTACATCAACCCCCACTATATCAAGGACCCTACGACTGAGAAGAAGCCTCGTGAGAAGAAGGTCAAGGCTGAGCCGGTCGGGGCCGGGGACGCATCACCTGATGTGGCCCCAAAGGAGAAGAAGGTTCGCCCAAAGGTTGCGAAGGCGCCGGCTTCTTAGGTTGTCTGATCGCGTAAGGGGCTTAAAAGTATGCGTGTAATGTAATACAAAACAAAATGGAGTCCACACCAGAGCTTTCACGTGAAACCCTGAACGCTCTAGTTGGGACTAAAATTAAGGATCTAGCTTTGTACCGCAGGGCGTTTACGCACAAGTCAGCCCTGAAGCGTTACTCAGGTCTGACTGGTTCGTATGAAACTCTTGAATTCATGGGAGATTCCGTTCTTGGATTCATCATCACAAAACATCTGTTTGACCAATACGAAAAACATCAAGAAGGTTTCTTGACCAAGGCGCGCACGAAGATGGTCAGGGGCAAGACCCTGTGTGAAATTTCTAAAATTCTGGGCCTCGAAAAAATGATTCTGATGGATGAAAAGGGTGAGCGCAATGGATGGAACACCAACGAGCACATCATGGAGGACGTCTTCGAGGCTCTAGTGGGTGCCATATATCTGGACCTCGGTATGGTTCACGCCAAGCAATTTGTTCTGGAATCGTTCACCAAGGTGGAGACTTCTCTGGTAGATGACAATTACAAGGACCAGTTGATGCGGTGGTGTCAAGCCCTCAAGTACCCTTTGCCCGAGTATCGCGTAGATGGTCAGGCGAATGGGCAATTTTTCATTACGGTCATAGTTGATGGCATGGAATGCGGGGCGGGTTTTGCACTTACGAAGAAACAGGGTGAGCAGAACGCCGCTGAAATTGTACTTAAGACGGATCCTCGATTTAAGAGTAAGAATGGAGGACCCCCCAAACGTGAGGGACGTGGCGGCGAAGCTCCTTGCGGCTGAATATGCTGAACAAAGATCTGATGAATGGTTAGCGCTACGTGAACAGATGATCACGGCAAGTGACGTAGCGAGTGCGATTGGTGAGAGTCGTTACGAATCTCCAGATGCGTTTGTGAAGAAGAAGGTTCTGAGCCTCAAATGGGCCGGAAACGCCGCGACTGCGCACGGGACCGCACTCGAGCCCCTGGTACGGGACCTGTACGACGAGCGAACCGGGCGCAAGTCTCATGAGATTGGACTCGTTCAGCATCGCAAGTATCCTTGGCTCGGGGCGTCACCAGATGGGGTCACGGAAGACGGCCTCCTCATCGAGATAAAGTGCCCATTGACGCGCAAAATCGAGGCAAAGGTGCCCAAGCACTATCTCCCCCAAGTCCAACTTCAGTTGGAGATTACGGACCTGGAGGAGTGTGATTTTGTGCAGTACAGGCCGGCGAAGACCGAAGGAGCCGAGCCCGAGTTTGTGGTGGTCCGCGTGAAGCGCGACCGTGAATGGTTCGCAAAGAACTTACCGGCTATGAAGGCTGCATGGGACCGTATAGTCAATGGCAGGGAACATGGACTGTGTGAACTGGTTGACGAGCCGGTCCACCTTCAGTTTAAGAATGAAATTGTATGTGAGCTAGTAGAAGATGAGGACACCTGAGGAGGCTTTTCGGGATATTTTCGGACCAAAACCCGAGGCGCCGAAGTGTAGTCACAAGAACCGGTTCCTCAAGTGTCGTGAATGTACCGGAAACTTTTGCGCCAAGTGCATTCAGCTTGAGGTTCACTTTTGCCCCAACCTGGATGAACGGTCTAAAACTGAAAAAGAGAATTTATCAAAGAAATTAGTCAAGGTGGTGGC